AACAGACCCAGATCGCTTCTCTAGTGACGATCTTCTTGAACGTGAAGCTGCCATGGGTCGTAGCAACTTCATGTTGCAGTTCATGCTCGATACCTCCCTTAGTGATGCAGAAAAATTCCCACTCAAGATGGCTGACCTCGTGGTTACTTCTGTTAACCCTGAAACTTGCCCTGATTCCATCGTCTGGTGCTCAGACCCAAAAAACGTACTCAAAGAACTCCCAACGGTTGGTCTACCTGGAGATTATTTCTACAGTCCAATGCAACAGCAGGGGGAATGGCTTCCTTACGCTGAGACAATCTGCTCTGTTGACCCGTCGGGTCGTGGAACGGATGAAACGGCTGCAGCTTATATCTCCCAACGCAACGGTTTCTTGTACTTGCACGAAGTGCGTGCTTACCGAGATGGATACTCAGACAACACACTCTTGGACATTCTAAGAGGGTGTAAAAAGTTTGGTGTGACCAAGCTTGTCGTAGAAACTAACTTTGGAGACGGTATCGTTGCTGAACTATTTAAAAAACACCTCCAACAAACTAAACAAGGTATTGATGTCGAAGAGATCCGTGCCAATGTCCGAAAGGAAGACCGGATCATTGATACCCTTGAGCCTATACTTAATCAACACCGGCTTGTTGTAGATAAATCCGTCATTGAATGGGACTACAAGTCCAATAAAGATGAAGCACCTGAGAAACGTCTCATGTACATGCTCTTCTATCAGATGAGCCGTATGTGTCGTGAAAAAGGTGCCGTCAAACACGACGACAGATTAGACGCACTGGCACAAGGTGTTAAATACTTTACTGATGCCTTCGGTATCTCAGCACAAGAGGAGATCAACTCACGTAAACGTGATGAGTGGAATCAAATGCTTGCTGAGTTCCTAGATGACCCACAAGCAAGTGCTAATCACCTTGTTTTGGGCATGAATTTAGACCAAAGACAAGCTGCAAGCGGGAATCCCCAAACCACAGTCCCCACCTGGGTTTAGGT